CTGCCAGGGTTCAAGGGAGTTTGGGCGGTTGGTTGAGGTGGCCGTTGCCAGGTTGGTTGAGTTGGGTGAGCTGAGGATTGAGAAAAGGGCGCCAACTGGTAGCGGTCGGGGAAGGCCGCGCCATGTGGTTTGCAAAGGGGGGAAGCATGGGCAAGAGAATCAACACGGCGGCGAAGGGGCGCCGGTTGGAGCATAAAACCATCAGGTTGCTTGAGGCGGCTGGGTATGTATGCACCAGGGCAGCTGGGTCAAAGGGCGTGTGGGATATTATCGCCATTGGCCCGATTGGCATCAGGCTCATTCAAGTCAAAGCAAACAAGCCACCGGGACCGCTGGAGCGTGAGCAGATGGGGGAATTTCAGGCACCATCAAACGCCACAAAAGAAATGTGGGTTTGGAAGGACCACGCCAGGGAGCCAATCATCAAGATGATGTAAGATGTGCTGGGGGGAGCGCAATGACTATAAGAAAAATGAGCTACTGTCAGAGCTGTGTGAAGTCCTGGGCAGATGGTGAGATTGCTGATACTTTGAAAGCAACCTTGATTCATGGCCGGGTGTATTGGTTGTGCGTGAGGTGCCGGGTGCCATTTGAGGCGAAGATGTACAAAAAGACGGTGGAAGGCCAGAGGCGCTCACAATGTAAGCGCAAGTACGTGGGCAGGGTATGACGGCAAAGAAGAAAACGAAAAAGAAACCGGGGCGCCGGGGCGGCATTCAGTTTCTGACGCCTGCAAAGCAAAAGCGGTTTTTTCAAGCCATCAACAACAACTGTACCATCAGAGCCGCATGTGCGCTGGCCGGGATGGCCCCGGCGACTTTCCATAAGTATCAGGAACAACACAGGAACGGCACGGCAGAGCCCGGAATTGCTGAGTTTATGGAGAAGATTGAACAGCAGAGGGCGCAAGCTCAAGAGCGGCTCTTGGGATATGTTGAGAGGGATGCCGCAACTGATGGCGGGCACAAGCCAGCCCAGTGGATTCTTGAGCGGCGCCACGAAATGATCACGACAGTCAAACAAGAGATTTCAGGACCGGATGGGGGGCCCGTGCAACATGAGGTATCAGACGCCAAAGAGCGGCTCCTGGCAAAGTTGGCTGGCATCGCTGCCAAGCTCGATGCGCCAGAAGATAGTGAATGAGCTAGACGCTGAAGAGATTGAGGCCTTTGAAAATGACTGGGCCTTTACGGCCAGACCAGAGCAACTACCACCGCCTGGCGATTGGCGGGTGTGGCTCATTATGGCTGGCCGTGGATTTGGCAAAACGAGAACGGGCGCGGAATACATCAACGCCATGGCATACAGCGGGCAAGCCAAAAGGATTGGGCTCTTGGGGCGCTCAGCCAGTGACTGCAGAGACACAATCATCGAGGGTGAGGCCGGAATAATGCGCACCGCTGACCCAAAAAACCCGCCAATATATGAGCCATCCAAGCGGCGCATCACTTGGCCCAACGGCGCAACCGCCACCGCGTTCAATGCAACCCAGCCAGACCAGCTCAGGGGACCAAGCTTAGATTTGGCCTGGGTGGATGAGTTATGTGCTCACCCTAGTCTTGATGCGTGGGTGCAACTGCAGATGTGTCTCAGAATTGGAGACAACCCGCGCACTATCATCACCACCACGCCGCGCCCCATGATTGAACTCAAGCGGCTCATCAATCGAGAGGGCACAGTGCTCACCCGTGGCAGCACCATGGACAATGAGCAAAACTTGAGCGCGGCATACATCGAGGCCATCCATGATGAGTTTGGTGGCACCTCGATGGGGCGCCAAGAGCTTGAGGGTGTTTTGCTTGATGAACTGCCTGGCGCGCTGTTCAGCCGCAAGCTCATTGACGCGGCAAGATGCACCGAGCACCCAGACCTTGAGAGGATAGTGGTGGCCGTTGACCCCGCCACCACTGGCAACAAATCCAGTGATGAGTCAGGCATTGTGGTGGCTGGCATCTGTCAGCGGCAATTCTATATTCTGGCAGACTACTCACTGAGGGCCTCACCAGATGCAGTGTGTAGGCGGGCGGTTGAGGCATATCATGAGCACAGCGCTGACCGCATTGTGTTTGAAGCCAACCAAGGTGGTGAGACATGGCGCACAATCGTCAACGGGATTGATGCGCAAGTGGCCACCAAGGATGTGCATGCATCAAGGGGCAAGGTGAGCAGGGCGGAGCCCGTGAGTGCCAGATATGAACAGGGCAGGGTTTCACACGTTGGCTGCCTGGATGCGCTTGAAGATCAGATGGTGAGCTATGTGCCAGGCATCACCACCAACTCACCTGACCGCATGGATGCACTGGTGTGGGCTATCAGTGAGCTGGACTCAAAACGCAACCGTGAGGTTGTCATCAACCCAGGACTCAACCACTCACCGCAGGTGTTTTTCTGATGGCAAGAGGACGCAGACGATCACGCAGATTCAGGCGCAGACAGCTTGGCAAAGGTGACGCCAGAGCCAAGGCTCTCACCCGTGACCTTGAGGGCTGGATTGGCTCACTGGGTGATAGGCTCATGAGAGATGCTATTGATGAGATGCAGGGCAAGACACCAAGAATCTCAAAAGCCAACCTCACAAAAGAGCAGCAAAGGGCTCTTGATATCATCACCCGCCACGGCTTGCGCCAGATGAAAGATGCAGGCGCTGAGTGGCGTGAGGGGTATGTGGTGCCCAACCGCAGGGTTGAGGCCTTCATGCGTGAGAAAGAGATATTGGTGCAGGGGCTCACAAAAGACATTGAGGCAGAATTTAGAAAGAGCCTGGCGGGTGCCATGTCTGTGTGGATGGCAGAGGTGCCAACCCCATCAATGGGCGCTATTGCTAGACGAATTCGGGAAAATTTCTTTATAAAGCCAGACAAGGAAACCGGGGCAAGGCTCACGCCAATCCCTGGCGGCCAGGGTCTAGTGAGAACCGTGCACGGGCGCGCCGAGCTAATAGCACGCACCGAGATGGCCACCGCCCGCAATGCGGGCCATCTGCAAGGCATGGAAGCGGCGGGGATAAGATACAAAGAATGGGTGGCGGTCACAGGTGACAAGAAATCAGGTGAGCGCAAGCACAATGAGATGGATGGCGTGAGGGTGCCAATAGGTGAGGATTTTGTCTTGCCTGATGGGACCAGAATGCCAAGCCCAGGCATTGGCCCTGTTCACCAAACTGCAAATTGCAGATGCACCGTGATTGCGGCCAAAGAGCCATAAAAAAAGGAGGGCCGAGACATGGCCGAGGATAAAGAACTGCATGAATTTGAGCCACTGGATATCTTGGGCCGCTCTGGCCTCGATGCCAGGGGTGGCATCGTCAATGAGGAATGGCTGCGCCAGCTGCGCGGCGTTAAGGCCGTGCGCGCCTATCAGGAGATGCGCGATAATGACCCGGTAATTGGTGCCATCTTGTACAGCATCAAAGCACTGGTGAGGCAGACCGAATGGAGCGTGCAGCCTACAGGTGAGACCCCTGAGCATGTGGCGGCGGCTGGGTTTGTTGAGAGCTGCAAAGAAGACATGGCCCACACATGGCATGACCTACTAGCAGAAATTCTCTCAATGCTTGTGTTTGGTTGGTCCTACTTTGAAACCGTGTACAAGTTCCGACGCGGGCCAGATGCAAAGAATGGCTCTGAGCGTTCCAAGTTTAATGATGGGCGCATTGGCTGGCGCAAGATATCCTTGCGCGCCCAAGAGACTCTTTACAGGTGGGAGTTTGATGAAGATGGCAGCCCAACCGGCATGTGGCAGCAACCACCGCCAGATTATAAGCAGCGATTTATCCCGATTGAGAAAGCCCTGCTATTCAGAACCGAGACGCACAAGAACAACCCAGAGGGGCGCTCTATGCTGCGCAACGCTTACCGCTCTTGGTATTTCCTTAAAAAGATACAGGAGATAGAAAGTATTGGTGTAGAGAGGGACCTAGCGGGGCTTCCAATCGCCACCGTGCCAATTGAGATGTTGAGCCCCAATGCAAGTGCGTCACAAAAGGCCACCCTTTCAAACATCTTTGAAATGGTGCGCAAGGTCAAACGCAATGAGTTTGAGGGGGTGGTTTTTCCTGCACCCACAGACGTTGACGGCAATGCAACTGGCTACAGTTTTACACTGATGACAAGTGGCGGGCGGCGCCCCGTTGATGTCAATGAAATCATCAAGCGATATGAGCAGCGCATCTCAATTTGCGCTCTTGCTGATTTTGTTTTGCTTGGCCTCGATGGTGTGGGCTCATACAGCCTCAGCTCAAACAAAACTCACCTATTCAGCCAGGCGCTCAATTCATACCTTTTGCAGATTGCCTCAGTATTCAACCGCTTTGCGATTCCAAGACTGCTCAAGCTCAATGGCATTGCGCCTGAATATTTCCCAGAGCTGACCTATTCAGACATTGAGACCCCAGACCTTAATGAGCTGGCCGGTGCTATTGGTACCCTATCCTCAGCGGGTGTGCTCACCCCTGATGATGAGCTTGAGAAGTGGGTGCGTGATTTTGGCAACATGCCAGCGCCAGACATCCAGAGTGAGCGTGATGATGCTGCAGGGCCAGAGCCTTTCAGTGATGACTTGATGGGGGAAGAGCTACAATGAAAACCTTGAACATATCAGCACCAGATGGTTACCACTGGATGCAATACGAGGGCGGGCCTGTGCTTATGGTTGGCGACTATGAGCCGCATGAGGGGGCATCTGAATCAATTGAGGTTGAGGTGATTGAAGAGCATGAGCCTGAACGATTAGCAAAAACCAGGAGCACTGAATATCTTGAGCAGGCACTTGAGATGGCCAGAAAGCACCTGCCAGGCTGGGCATGGGCCATGATTCATCAGGCGGCCAGAGGGTATGCGGGGGGCAAGGCGCCCAAGAAACCCAAAATGGTCAAGTGCGATGACCCGCCACCAGTTATTGAGGCCAAGAGTCTCGATGGGGCCAGGGTGGTTTTTGTTGTGGCTGACTCTAATGAGCTGGAGCAAGCAAGAGGCAAGCTCTTGGTTGGCCCTGATGGTGTCACCTTTAATGAGGTTTACCTCAAGGCATTGGACCTGCCCCGCTCTGAGGTTGCAGTGTGCACACTAGAT